TAGGAACTTAAAAATGTTATCATACTGCTAATAGATTGTCCGGATGAGCGCACGCTCTCGCACGCGCAGCGATTTAAAACGGCCTCTACGATTGTCCACATTGTCCACATAGCTTTTTGGCAACATTTTGTCCGGCAAAAAGTTATCCACAGATTCGATTCTTTTTTGATAACACTTTTACGTTCGCGCTGGCGCTAATTTGTGTGGACAATTTGCATGGTCCACAATCGCTAACATCGGTTAGTAAGTGCTCACTAACCTGGGCAAGTTAGTTAGTGCTTACTAATCTGGCAAAAGTTAGTGAGTGCTTACTAACTTACTAGGCTGACAACAAAAAGAGTGAGTGCTTACTAACATGGGGGGTGGGGGGCCCGCGGCCGGGCGGTCACGTCCACGGAGGTGTTACACAAAATTTTTTATTTTTTTAAAAAATCCATTACCATGCCGCCATGGGCATACATTCGTTACCGCTGACGGTTCGTAAACTTGAGGCCACGGAGTCGCGCCTACAGGCTATATACGATGCGGCTAAGCTCGGACTGAAGGGCGACACACTGGCGTTAGCTGCAGGCATGTTGCCGCAGGAGTACCGGCACCTCTGCGAGATGGATCCGGTGGCGACGATGGCTGAGCAGAAGGGACGCGCTGACGGCGAGTTGGAGGCGTCTGCGCTGTTGCACGACGCCGCCCGTAATGGTGACGCCAAGGCGGCGTTAGCGATCCTGCAGCACGCCCACGGTTGGACGGCGCGGCAGGAAATCAGCGTCGACGTCACGAACAAGATCAGTATCACCCAGGCGCTGCAACAGGCGCAGTCCCGCGTCATCGACGGGCTGATCACGGAACAGAAACCGGAGTATCTGGAACATGCCACAGAACGCTCTCGCACCTACGCCGGTTAACGTACTGCGACAAGCAGTCGGCGCTGACGCGTACACCGCACCCACCACGCCGCTACAAACCTTTTCGCCGCGCCCTGGCGTAACCTTTGTCGGACAAGTGCATGGTGAGCCCATGACACTGCCTGCTCGCATCAAAGCAGAAGCTGCGCAACACGGCGCGTACTACGAAGGCACGGGCGGCGACAAGCTGCCGGGCGTAGCGTACAAAGGGTCGTGGGACGACGCAGCCGCTAAAGCAGTCAAAGGGTACCCGTCAGAATTTCTGTTTACGCTGTTTACCAACACGGACGTAAACAAGCAAAAAGACGTGCTGCCTAGCGACAAGACGATATTTGACAGCATCTTGGAAAACCAAGACAAGTTTGGGTATTTCAAAGACCGCAAGTTTGACAGCAAAACCTTGGCGACTTTTCTGCAAAACATGGGGCCGGAGTTTTTGCAAGAAGCCCAGCGCCCGGCGTCAAAAGAAAACGTAGCGGCGTTCTTAGACCGGGGTGAGCAAGAGATGTGGGATGCTGACGACACGCCCGCACGTCAGATGGCCAACAAAGCTAACGAACACCGCCAACGCTGGCTGCTGTCGCAGCCTAAAGGTGTGTACTTTATAGGCTCCGACCACCTGCAAGACTTGAAGCGACTGCAAGGTAAATAATGGCCCAGCAACCCATTTATGACGCCGAGGGCGAGCAGTTACTGATGACCCGGCTGTGGGCGCCACAGCTCGCAGATGATCCCGAGGCGTTCGTGCTGTTCGCCTTCCCGTGGGGGCAACCCAACACACCGCTCGCTAAGTTCAAAGGCCCGCGCACATGGCAGCGCAAGATACTGCGCAGGATCGCCACGCACATCAAGACCAACAAAGGTCAAGTCGACATGGACGCCCTGCGCACAGCGGTCGCGTCTGGCCGGGGTATCGGCAAGTCGGCCCTAGTCAGCTGGCTCGTCTTATGGATGCTGACCACCCGCATCGGATCGAGCGTCATCGTGTCCGCCAACAGTGAAGCGCAGCTCCGGTCAGTCACCTGGGGTGAGCTGACTAAGTGGCAGGCGATGGTGATCAACAACCACTGGTGGGAGATCAGCGCAACTAAGCTGACGCCTGCCAAGTGGCTGACTGAGCTGGTCGAGCGCGACTTGAAGAAGGGTACGCGTTACTGGGCAGCGGAGGGCAAGCTCTGGTCGGAAGAGAATCCCGACAGCTACGCGGGTGTGCACAACCACGACGGCATGATGCTGATCTTCGATGAGGCCTCGGGTATCCCCGACGCCATCTGGTCGGTGGGTGCGGGCTTCTTTACGGAACCGATCCTAGACCGGTATTGGTTTGCGTTCTCCAACCCGCGGCGTAACCAGGGCTACTTCTACGAGTGCTTCCACGCCAAGCGCAACTTCTGGCAGACGGAGAACATCGACTCACGCACAGTCGAAGATACGGACAAGCAAATCTATGAGCAGATCATTGCGGAGTATGGCGAAGATTCGCCGCAGGCTCGGGTTGAAGTCTACGGTGAATTTCCATCGGCTGGCGAAGATCAGTTTATTGGTGCGAGTGCTATCGACGACGCCGCCGGTCGGCCACGCTACAAGGACGAAACGGCGCCAATTGTTATCGGCGTTGACCCAGCTCGCGGCGGCGCGGACGCAACCGTCATCGTCGTCCGGCAAGGACGCGACTTGGTAGCGATCAAACGCTACCACGGCGAGGACACCATGACGACCGTCGGACGGGTGATCGACGCGATTGAAGAGTACCGGCCAGCACTGACAATTATCGACGAAGGTGGTCTTGGCTACGGCATACTTGACAGGTTAAAAGAACAGCGATACAAGGTGCGGGGAGTGAACTTCGGCTGGAAGTCCAGCAAGCCGGTCATGTGGGGTAACAAGCGCGCCGAGATGTGGGGCGCGATGAAGGAGTGGCTGAAGACGGCCAGCATCCCGAATGATCGGCAGTTAAAAGCGGACTTGACCGGCCCGATGAAGAAGCCCGACTCGTCGGGTACGATCTATTTGGAAGGCAAGAAAGAGATGAAGTCACGCGGCCTCGCCTCGCCGGATGCAGCAGACGCCCTCGCGGTGACGTTCGCGTTCCCGGTGGCCAGCCGCGAGTCGGGTTACGAGCGTGCGGCACGGCGCAGTGATGGCTACACGCCCCGCGTAGCAGCCGCGACCGGCTGGATGGGTGCGTAATGGCTAAGAAAGGCGTGTCGCTAAGCGTTGGACGAGGTGAGAAGCTGCCCGTCAGTAAAGGTGCAGGGCTGACCGCCAAGGGGCGGGAGAAGTACAACCGCGAGACGGGCTCGAATTTGAAGCCGCCTGCGCCGAGTCCGAAGACGAAAGCGGATGAAGGCAGAAAGAAGTCGTTCTGTGCCCGCATGGGTGCCGTAGCGGCGAAGGCAAAAGATGGCGAACGTGCCAAAGCGTCATTGAAAAGGTGGAAATGCTGATGAAAAAGCCAGGCGGCCCAGGACTGTACGCAAACATTCACGCTAAACGTGAGCGCATCAAGGCCGGAAGCGGCGAAAAGATGCGTAAGCCGGGCGCTGCTGGCGCACCGACGGCTAAAGCGTTCAAGCAATCGGCCAAAACGGCGAAGAAGGGGAAGTAACATGCCGCTGATGAAGTCAAAATCGGAAAAAGCCTTCAAACAGAACATCCGTACCGAGGTCAAGAGCGGCAAGCCGGTCAAACAGGCAGTCGCAATCGCGTACGCAACCAAGCGGGCAGCGGCAAAACCCGCCAAAAAGATGAAATAAATGGAACTTTCGCCCTCCGAACAAGCAGTCATCGACTACCACCGGTCGAACCTGTATCAAGGTAAAGGGCTTCGCAACCCTGACGGGTCGATGACGACGTTTAAAGGGTCTGTGATTGGCGCGGACGGCGGGCACATGATTTTGCCGACATATTGGCACGGCCAAGTGCGAGATATTCCGCAAGCCATGCGATTTGCCATAAAATCCGGCATAAAATTTCCGACGTACAAAACAGTTAAGGAAGCCTTAGCTGCTGAACAACGCCTGCATCAGATTATGGAGCAGGATTTGCGTGATTACGCCGCAAGACCTCAACAGGCCACCGAATAAATGGACTACACCGGCATAAATAAGGCAGCAAAAGTCGCTGATATTGGCGGAAACCCGCCATCAGACGACATGAAGAAAGACACACAGGATGTGTTGTCGACCATGCGCAAGCGGCTGACTATGGCCATTTCTGCGCTGTCTGAGAGCCGAGAAGACGAACTAGACGACCTGCGCTTCTATGCAGGATCACCTGATAACCACTGGCAGTGGCCAGCGGACGTGTTGGCAACGCGTGGCGCCGTGCAAGGGCAGACCATCAACGCCCGCCCGACGCTGACGATCAACAAGCTGCCCCAGCACGTACGGCAGGTCACCAATGACCAAAGACAAAACCGTCCGAGCGGCAAAGTTATACCCGCTGACGACCGCGCCGACCCTGAAGTTGCCGAAATCTACAACGGCATGGTCAGGCACATCGAGTACATCTCGGACGCCGACGTCGCCTACGACACCGCCTGCGAGAACCAAGTCAGCTACGGCGAAGGGTACATCCGCATCCTGACGGAATACTGCGACGACGACACGTTCGATCAAGACATCAAGATCGCACGCATCCGCAACAGCTTTTCGGTCTACATGGACCCAACCATTCAAGACCCATGCGGTGCGGATGCTAAATGGTGCTTCATCACCGAAGATTTGCAGCGTTCCGACTACGAGCGCATGTTCCCAGACGCCAGCCCGCTCTCGACGCTACAGGCGCAAGGCGTGGGCGACCAGTCGATCTCGGTCTGGATCAACCAGGATACCGTGAGGATTGCTGAGTATTACTACATCGAGTATGAGAAGGCCACGCTGCACCTGTACCCCGGCAACATCACGGCGTTTGAAGGTTCGCCCGAGGCCAAGCAGATGAAGCAGATGGGCATCAAGCCTATCCGCACTCGCGAGGTGAATGCCAAACGGGTCAAGTGGTGCAAGACCA